CCATTGCATAGAACTCCATTCCAGCAACGGGATTTTTCCCACCTCGATGAACCTGCTGATGTTGTGAAAAAATCACAAAAGGCAGAAGTCAAAGAGAAGAAAAAGCCAGCAAAAGCCAAGGCACTGGAAAATGTTCCAGAACCCGTTGCTGAACCTGTGCCAGAATCGCGCCCAAACGATATTCCTCCATGCCCAGCACCAGAACCCGCTGATTTGGTCACAGAATCGCGCAAAGACGGGATGCCTTCGTACCGCACCGAATTTGGTGGTCGAGACCTTATGGTAGGGTTCCCGTGCTACAAAACAACCAACCCAGTGACGGCATTTTCCATGATTGCAATGGCACTCGACTTTGGGCGGGATAAAATTCGCTTCGACATGAGTATCGGAGATTCGATGGTCTACCATTCTCGCAATCGACTGGCAGAAAAATTTCTTCAGACTGATGCAAAATATCTGCTTATGATGGATGATGACATCATCCCATGTATTGGTCGCCCAGCATGGATGAGGTCAACTGTTCAGTCGGCTCAAAATGTACCTGATCTCCCGTTACAACGACACATCATCCACCGATTGCTTAATTCAGGCAAAACACTTGTTGGTGGCGCGTATTTCGGGCGGCAGGAAGGCGCAGACCTTATGTGCAGTGACCAGTCGCTTGCGGTGTCTGCAAAACGATACGATGACATCGTCGCGCCAGTAAACTGGATCGGCACGGGATGCCTTTTAATCCATCGTAGCGTGTTTGATGACATCAAGAAAAAGTATCCTGAATTGGCTACGGCAAATCCAGACGCTCCATTCGACTACTTCTTGCCAATGACAGGTCATGTTGGCGAGGATGTTGCATTCTGTCGCAGGGCAAAAGAGGCAGGGCATCAACCGCACATTGATCTTGGAACTCCAGTGTTTCATGTGGGATTTAAGACATACTGATGAATCCTAAAATTTATTCATACTACGAGTCAATTCCGACTCGTAGGCAGGAGGAGGAATTTGGCCGAGCAAACGCATGGAGGGAATCTTGGACAAAACATAGCTGGGAACCCATCATGCTTAATAATTCCCATGCAAAAGGCAGTCCATTATTTCAAAAATTAATTGCTAAAATACTTCGTATTGCGCCTGAATTATCGGCGGCAGATCAAAACAATTTTCAAAAGACTATTATCCGTTTTGTAAGGTGGTGTGCGCTCCATGCTGCTGGTGGTGGATGGATGTCTGAATACGATGTTGTTAATTCAGGATTCACAAAATCGGATGCAGAAAACTTTGAGAAAAAGTCACTCGTTTTAATGGGAGACAAAAAGTCTTTTTTGATGTTTGTAAACGAAGAGATGTGCAGGAGTTGTATCTCAACTTTTATTTCTGACAGCATAAATATTGGAGATAAAATTAAATCTGAATTCGATATTTTGAATTGTGAGAATTCGTTCGCAGAGGCGCATGGGAAGTTGATTCATCCAGAATTTGAGTTAGGAAAATCAAAGGCAGAATTAATGAAATCTTTGATAGAATAATTTTTTTTAAAAAATGCACTTGACATACAAAATGCATTGATTTATTGATCTCCACATTCGGGTAGCCCAAGTCCGTTATCTTGGGAAGATTTATCAGTCTTTAAAACTGGTTGAATAGCCGCAAAAAAAGCACTCTCGGCTTGGTGCGAAACAAAAAAATTTATGTTCTTAAAAAGACTTAACTGCTTTGTGTCGCATTCTAATTTTTAGTGTGTGATTACAAAGCAAAAATCACAACAAAACCTAAAATTAGAAAACCAAAATTATGTCAGATTGTATTCCGCTCGCAACTATTCAAAACTTCGCATCGAAAGATGTGAATCGTATCATTGGACAAATCGGACGAGTTCTTGCTCGTAAGAGTCCTTATATCAACTCCATCGATGGTGGAACTCTTCCGAATGTTTCGGATGTTGTTCGCTCCGTTGTCGAGGAAATGGCAGTGCCTAACGCATCGCTCGCCTCGCCACAATTCGTTAACGACATCTCCATGTGCGGAGTTGGCGCGACTCCTGACCGAGTCGGCTCAACCGAGTACACCTTCCAACTTCAAACTCTGCGTGGTGCTGGCCCTCGCGTTTGCGTCAAGCAAGCTCGCACGGCATTTAAAGGATCATACCTCCAAGCACAGATTGCTCTGGAGAAAAACATCCTTCAACTGATCAACGCCGACATCCGCTATCAGTACCTTCTCCAGTCTGGTATTAAGTTCGTCGTTGATAACACGAAGACCTTCAGCCAGAACCTCTCTGGTGATATGCAAGTTCTTGCCGCTCCGTTTGCAACTGGCGCAGTGCCAAATGCTCCGATGAACTTCAAGACCCTGTACAAAATCGGTTCGTTCATGCGCGAGGAAATGCTTGCAGAACCCTTTGCGACATCGCAGGGTGAGTTTTTCCAAGTCATGGCAAGCGCAGACCAAATTGAAAATTTTAGGAATGACGCTGATGTCAAAGAAGACCTTATCGGCTTGACCACTGGTTCTTTCAAACTCGGTGAACAGAGCATCTCTGGCTACCAGTTCCAAGGCTATCGTGGATTTGCATTCGGTATCGATCAACAACCTCTCCGCGCAAGCGGGTTCGATGGTTCTGGCAATCTGATCCTTGTCAATCCAACAATTGCACAGGCAGTCACCAATGGTTTTGGTCAACGCCGCAACCCAGCGTGGGTTGCCGCAGAGTACGAGGTCATGTTCGTCGTTGCAGGCGAGGCATTCAAGCGTCTCGTACCTGAATCGTACACTGGTGAAGGAACATTCCGCTTTGCTCCGCAACTCGCTATGGGTGAACTGGAATGGACATATTTCCGAGACAATGATTGCAACTTGTACGGGGATTTTGGTCAGCACATTTACCAAATCCAACGCGCAATTCAACCTGTTCGTCCGCAGAATGTTTGCGCGATTGTTTACAAGCGTTGCCCATTTGATGGTCTCCCTCTCGCTTGCGCGACTGGTGCGACTGGTCTGTAATTAGTAAGTTGATATCGGTGGCAGGGTAATTTGACCCTGCCACCTCATCAGTTTATTTTATATTATGCCATTGTCACCAATCCCATCAACTTTACCGACAAGTACATATGAGCATCTTGTTCTTGAGGCTTTAGGAGAAATAGCAGTCGGTAGTACGATCAATTACAATCCTCCAATTCTGGACACGGCATTGTTTCGGCACTTGGTTCTAAATGCGTTGCAGTACATCGCAAATAACCCCAGCGGTGCAGGATCAGTCACCAGCATTACTGGCGGCACTGGATTGAGCGGAGGCACGATTACCACCTCTGGTACGCTTGCTGTAATTTATGGCACAACCACTGGGACGGCAGCAGAAGGCAATGATTCTCGTCTGTCTGATTCCCGTTCTCCCTCTGGCACTGCTGGTGGTGATCTTGCTGGATCATACCCGAATCCCACTGTTGATGGGTTGCAAGGCAGACCAGTGAGCAATGCAACGCCAGTCAATGGACAAGTCCTACAATATGATGGAACGAACTGGGTTCCGGGCAGCATTCCATCTGGGGGGTCTGGTGGTGGTGGTGTCCTTTACTATTTGAATTTTAACACTGCCGCCGATGCACCTGTTACAAACATCCCGCAGACTCCAAACGCATCTAAAGAACTTGGACTTGTTGGAGATGTTACTGCAACATCTTATCTTTCTCCAATTCTTTCTACTGGGAGCTACAACTTTCTTGCCTCTTTTGTAACGGATGTTAGCAATCCATCTTCCACTGCAATTCCTGCTGGATTGTGGGATTTCAATATTTTTGTCGAATCAACAACTACAAATTCTGCAAACCAAGTTTATTTCAAGATCGAGATTTTGAAATACGATGGTGTCAATGCGCCAACGCTGCTTGGAACATCAAACGATACTTACATCTACGATCCCGCTGAAATTACACAACAAGTTGCTTCTGTAGTCATGCCGCAAACAACGATTCTTTCGACTGACCGAATTGTTGTTTATCTATATGGACGGGCGCACCAGAATAACAACAGCCTCACATTCCATTTCGGAGGCCAATACCCATCGCACACCCACAGCACCATACCATCCGTTACAGGAACTGGCGTGGTCAAGGTTGTCAATGGAGTGTTCCAATCTCCTGCAAGCACAATTGTAAATGCCGATGTTTCTGCTTCTGCTGCAATTGAAGTTAGTAAATTATCTCAAGCTACTGCGCGAATCCTTGGCAGAACAACAGCAGGGACAGGGGCAGTTGAAGAAATTACAGTTGGAACTGGGTTGTCATTGTCTGCTGGCACTCTGTCTAATGCTGGCGTTTTAAGCGAAACAACTGGAATTACTGGAGCAGATAAAGTAACAAATATTGTATCTCTCACGCAAGCGGAATATAACGCTATAACGCCAAATGCATCAACTCTTTACATTATAATAAACTAATGCCTACCACTACTGGAAAAATTTACCTTGGCAGCACTCTTGTCTCCAGTGAGTGGGCGCGACCGATTGATTGGATTGCCATGCCGACAATTATATCGACAGAAGAAAAAGTTGCTGCGCTTTTTCTTGTTGGGGATAATGACAGCAATTTTGTTGCGTTCCGTTTTTCTGGAGACTACACAGTAGATTGGGGTGATGGCAATATTGAAAATGTTGCTGCTGGAGTTACGGCAGAGCATAACTATGTGTTTAGTAGCCTCTCCGCATCAACAGAGATCGGGCCTATTGGTTCTAAAATGCGGCAGGCAATGATTGTGATCACGCCTCAAGCAGGACAAAATCTCACATCCGTCTCATTTGATTTTAGGCATTCGTCACTCGGCGGGATAACATACACTACACCAATCCTTGAAATTACATTATCCGCTCCGAATTGCACAACATTGACAATTGGAGGAACGACAGGAAATTTAAGACTACTTGATCAATGTAATATCTTGTCACACAATACGATTAATGCATCTAATATGTTTAATGTGTGCGGGTCACTTAAGAGCGTTCCTTTATTCGATACTTCTTCAGTAACAAGCATGACCAATATGTTTTCTGGCTGCACCTCACTTCAGAGCGTTCCTTTATTCAATACTTCCTCGGCACAAAACACGACGAATATGTTTTCTGGTTGCGTCTCACTTCAGAGCGTTCCTTTATTCGATACTTCTTCAGTAACAACCATGAACAATATGTTCACCAGTTGCAGTATACTTCAGAGTATTCCTTTATTCAATACTTCGGCGGCAATAAATATGGGAAGTATGTTTAATGGGTGTAGATCGCTTCAAAGTATTCCTATTTTTGATTGTTCAAGTGCAACAGCATCTTCGTCATTTGCAGCCAATTGCAACGGACTCAAGCGTTGTCAAGCAACAGGAATAAAAACAAATGTTTCATTTGCAAACTGCTCTTTAAGCGCAAGCAGCCTTAACGAGATTTATGCCAACCTTGCCGATTTAACTGCGCTACCAACACAAACTATAACTGTCACTGGCAACTACGGCATAGCGACCGACAACCCTGCAATTGCAACAGCAAAAAATTGGACTGTTGTAGGATAATTTTTTATGGAAGACACATCTGGATTTTACAAAGAGGAAAATGGCGAGTTAATTTATGGGCCAAATTTTGTGCTTAATAAAAATTATGAACTCCGCAAAGAAACGCACGAACAACATACATATCCCGTCGATGGATGGTATTGGTTTGATTCTGAAACTGAAGCAAAACTATCTTTAATTAACGCACAATGAACGACAACGCAACATTTACAGGTATTTTAGGAACGACTACAAGTTTTACTGGGTTCATGGTTAGTCTGATGCCGCACATCGAAACTGGATTAAGACTTGGTGGATTATTTGTTTCTCTTGTTGCTGGCATTCTGACCATCGTTTATATGTTTAACAAAATTCGCAAACAATGAAACCAGAAAAAATAGCACTTGGATTAGTTTTGATCTCGTTTGCATTTTTAGCAATGGCATTCTTGACAGGGTGCGAGACACTTGGTATCTCTTTACAGACAGATTACGGCAGGATCACTTATGAACTGCCCGAACCGAAAGGAACAAAAAAATGAAAATTAATTGGAAAACCACACTACTCGGCGCATTCACAATCCTTGCAGCAGTTGCTGACGCAGGCAAAGAGTTTTTGGCAAGCGGATCACTGGGCGATGTTGGATTGCTCTTTGCTGCTGTTACAGCAGGAGTTGGTCTTATCCTCGCCAAAGACTCTAATAAATAATGGTTCCGAATTCTCGACCACAGCAGGCGAAGGAAAAGACTCTCGCGATGACTATTCGCGCAGGGATTGAGGATCGTGTTGCTCTGGTTGGAATTCGCGGATATTATGCCGACTCGATGGGTGTTAAAGGAAAGAACGACAGAAATTTGTATGACGATGCGATTATTCTTTTATCACCTTCAGTCCATGCTACATTCAATGCGAATACTGACCCGTCTGTATATCGAAAAGGCATTGCAGTTCTTAAAACTGGCGTACATCGTTTCAAAAAAGGCAATCATGGCATTAGCAAGCCCAATGGAGGTTATCCTGCGCTACGACCTGCTAACGCAAAAGAGGAGTTGCCTGTCACGCGAGATAAAGAAGGTGATTCGATGGGAGTAGCAATTAATATCCATCGCGGAGGCTACAATTCTACCAGTTCTGCTGGTTGCCAAACGATTTATCCCGCTCAATGGAATGGGTTTATCAATCTTGTCTACGAAGAAATGGCAAGATACAATCAAAAAACAATTCCGTATCTCTTAACAGAAAAAATATAATTATGTCATGCTGTAACAACGACAACGCTTACTCAAATGTTTGCCGACAAGATATTCCTTACCCACAGGTATCCTCTGAATCAGTTCCATCACTGATTGACAACCTTGTCTACGCTCTTTACGGGACAATTAATAAATCTGTTGTTTCTGGTCGAGTTGTTTGGGACATCCCATGTGATCCTGCATCCAATCCTGCTGAAGTGCCGGGACTCCCGCGCATGGAAGGTGAAGGATTGCTTTGCTACATCATGCGAGCGTTCGTCCTTTTCGCTACAGAAGGATTTAACATTGCTTCTCCGTTCCTGCGGTGGTCATTCACTGGGAACGGCACAACGCAGTCCTACGACCTCCCTAACGCATTTGGACTGCTTCCTAACTCCTACCTTGTCTACATTGATGGTGTAGTCCAAGACCCAGTCAATTTCACGATCAGCAATACCAATCCGATTGCCATTAATTTTTCAACTGCGATTCCAAACGGATCGGTTGTCACGATTATCTCTCTCGGTGGCGCGACTCCATCCACAGATGTCACCGACTACACTGCGACTCCAGACAATTCGTCTGTCAGCAACACAATTGGATACTGGCTTGCTCAATCCACATTCAATCAGAATTCAAACTACCAAGTCACAGGCACTCCAACCGCTCGCAATCTCGCGACCCGTGGTGGCGATGTAATCAATGTCAGAGACTTTGGCGCGACAGGCAACGGAACTACTGACGATACTGCCGCAATTCAAGCCGCAATCACTGCTGCTCCTGCTGGTGCTGCTATTTATTTTCCAAGAGGATCGTATAAAGCGTATGCAGTTCAAATAACCAAAGACATCACAATTTTTGGTGATGGGATGGATGTGACTGAACTTGTTTTTGGACAAGAATATGGTGCTGCTGTTTACAATGGAGTTTTTGTAAAACAAACTTCTTATTTCAATCTAAATGGAGGAGTGGAATTTTATCTCCGAGATTTGACAATGGTTGATAAATTTGGATTAAGGGCAACTGGGAAATTTATTCCTCAACCTCATCCTCCACTTACAGGATTTCCAATTCAACCAATGGGAATTGCTGGAAATAATAGAGATTCACAAGTAGCTTCAGATTTTGCAAATTTGATTGATGTTCAAAATGTGAAATTTTTGGATTTATATCTTCCAATTGAAACAAATGCTAAAAAATTAGTTTGCGTTAATAATCAATTTCTTTGGACATACGGAAAAGCAGGAGTTGGAATGCCCGTTTACCAATTAGGAGTTGGGCCTTTGCCCGGAGGTGGAACTGGAGCATACTCTGGTGATCCTCATGCCGCTATACTTGGTGGATTTGGAACCTGCTTAATCAAAGATAACTACTACAATGGGCTTATAGACTATAATTTCACTAATTCCAATAAACCTACTAATTGGGAGCAGTATCGCATCGCTGGCGAAAATTTCTTGGATTTGCGTTGCGAAAAATGGATAATTGATGCTTGGCAAACAAACGAAGATGCTCAACAGGAAGTAATAAACAACACAGTAGTTAATCATGGCATTGAAGGTTTTATTTGGGCGGGAATTACTTGGGTTAGCAATCCAATAATCCCACCCAAATTGTCGCTGAATGTTTCAAACAATTTTTTTAGACCAGTCCAATTTTATTGGAACGAATATTTTTATGGAACAACTCCATGTCTCGCTTTTAGACAAAATACAGGGAGTGCAAGAATTGTTGGGAATCGTTTTGAAAATTCATTTCTTGCTATAGGTGTAAATCCAGATTTTGGAGGCGCAACCCCTCAACCCTACGCTACTGGCAATGTGGAGATTTCAAACAATGTAATATCTGGGTGTTTAGAAGGAATATATGTTACAGGATTAAAAGAAACAGATATTATTTCTAATAATACAATTTTTTGCCAGTCAAAGCCATTTTATTTAATTTTAGCTTATCTTCGCTCAATTGGACTTGGATATGCAAAATGCCCATCAAATTTAAAAGGAATAAATGTGTGGAATTGCAATCCTTTTGTAACTAACAATACTTGCTCCGCTGAATATCAATTTGATTTAACAACAACACTTGTTTCTCAAGCATCTAATGTTTTGACATTAGCAAATGCAACTGGAATAGTTACAACTGATGGTGGGTGGGGCATTTTAATTAAATACCAAGATCGAGCAAGATTCCTTCCCGTAACTAATGTTTCTGGTAACAATATTACTGTTGATTCTGCGTTTTTAGCAGGAACTGTTTTCCCAAATGGAATTACAGTTTATTGGTCAAGGTTTTTCCTTCCAGATACAGGAGCAATCAATATTGTAAATCAAGGATCAGTTGTTTTGAATTTAAATCAAGCATTTTACAATACAACTATTAAAGGATTTTTAAGAGACAACAGTTCAACAGATGTAAATGGAACTGGAAACTCATCTACAATGGTAAATACAACCGCAATTGATGTATATGAAAAAGTATCGAGTTCTTTTCCGCAACCGCAATTCTTTAGAGAAGATGGATTTTACTACAAAAACTAAATAATATGGGAACTACAACAATTACAAATCCTTCTTTTGAAGGAACAAATCTTCCGCTTACAAAAACAGATTTTGCATTGATGCGCGGAAGCGGAGTTTGGAATTTGCCATGCAATGCAGCATCATCTACAACTTATACAGGCAGCACATCTGGAACTCCACAACCTGTTGGTTGGAGAATGAATACTAATGGAACAGCATCAAGTTCTGGATTGTATCGCGCAAATCCCAATCAATTCATTGCATTTGCAAGAGGAAATTCTTTTGCTGGTGTTGATTTTTCTCGTCCTGTTTGGTTGATTTTCTCTGCTCAAATTGGATTTTTCGGGAATACTGGCATATTTAGAATTCAACTTGGAGGATATGATGGAGCAGCAACTACTGTTGGGCCAATGACACCAACTAATGCTGCTTTTAGCGGATTAGGATTTGAGATCAGCGGAGGGCAAATCAAACTTGAAACAATTAATACGCCTTCTGGAGTAGCAACACGCAATATTTCTGCTTCACTTGGAACATTTACCACTCCATTCAGCCGAGTTGATCTTAAAGCGTATTCTGATGGGCTTGGAAATGTTAAAGTTTGGATAAACAATGTTCTTGTTGGTACGCTTACAATTGGCCCAACAGCAAGCACTGGAACTGGCGTAAATCAACTCCGCATTTCGATTCAAAACGGAGCGTCAACTGATTCTTGCTTTGTCGATATTTGCCAAGACCAACTCACAGTCATCGTCGAATGAAATACCTTCTTGCCATCGCTATTCTTGCACTTGCTGGATGCACTACGCTTCCAGTTGCCGAACCACCGTTCGCAGGACGCTACAGGAACGCTTGTCTTCCCGAAGCAATAGCAATGGCGCAGGGACTCAAGAAAAACGACATACAGGCTCGCGTGCTGCGAATCCAGACGAAAGACTGGGGTCACGCAGTTTGTGTTTACCTCTACCCAACTGGTGCAAACAAACTCTATGCTTGGGATAGCTATTGGCAAAGCATCAACCTACGCGCATGGTTCGACAATCCCGTCAGCATCGCAACAGCATGGCTCGACTACACGCATCCCAATCTTCAACTTGTCAACGCAACTTTCCTTGATTAAATAAAATTATGCTAACAAAAGCCACAAAAAATGTAATCAATGCTGACTACCTTGAGCCAGCAACTCCATATCTTTCTACTGACACTCCAACCGCTCGAAACCTCGCTACTCGCGGAGCAGACATAATCAATGTCAAAGATTTCGGCGCAGTCGGTGATGGTGTTGCTGACGATGCTCCTGCTATTCGGGCAGCATTGTCTTTTGCAGCAACAAAACTTGATTCTACTGTATATTTTCCACAAGGAACTTATAAACTTAAAACTTTTTGGGATGGTTCGACTACATATGTAGCCCAAACATACGGCGGCAAGCCTATTTTTGCGGCTAATAATGGTTCTCAAACATACGATACTGGAACAACTGTTCGCAAATTAAAAATTCTTGGTGATCGTGCAACACTTACATCTGGATTGTTCCCTGATAATCAACTTTCTTATTATTGGCAAGACCCTGCTGTTGTCCCTTTTAATCCAAACAATTATGGGCCATCTATAACTGCTTGGTTTTCTTTTGCAGGCAACTGGCAACTTGAATTTGATGGGTTGGAAATGATTTCAACATTTGGTGGCGCAGGGGAAAGAAGCATAAGAAACGCTCCAGCAAATGAAGCGTTGTATACTGGCTATGGGGCAATCGATGCAATTCATGTTGGAGGTTCGCTTTTATTCCCTGATCAAAAAACAACAAAAGCAACTTGCAAAATTACCAATTGCAAATTTGTTGATTTTACTCATGCTGTTGATCCTTGGCTACAAACGCAATTTATTTTTGATAATAATAATATCAGCGTAACATACGGATACGCTTCCACTGGGCATGGTGGGTTTCCGTATGTTGGAATTAACGGACATGAGACTGGAACTGAATGTATTGCTACAAACAATACTTATGATGGTTGCGCTACAAAAGATTTAACATTTTTAAATTCTTCAACATATAGTCCAACATTGACTCTTCCATTGCCAGCAGGAGGAACTGGGCCAATTGCATTCAATCGTGTTAGAGGTGGTCAAGACGGGTTCTGGCACGCAGGGTATGGATACAGAAAATCCAAAGAAATTGTTTCAAAAAATACAATTTCTGGATGGAATATTGAGGCTATCAAGAATCAAACAATAATAAATAAATACGCTTTTGTCAGTAAAACATCTTCTACATCTGGTGATCCGGGCAATGGATATATTACATGGAACAATGCAACTCAAACATCTGCTACAGTATTAAATATTAGTTATTTATCTTCATCTAATCCAAGTGTTTCATTTACTGGAAATGCAGAATCTTGGTTTAGAAATACATTAAAAGTAAATAATATTGTTAATATTGTCCCAAGTGGGAGAACTCAATGGACGCAAAAATGGAAAATTTCTGGAACTCCTACATTCCTTTCAACTTATGTTCAAATACCTGTTACTTTAGTTGAAGCAAAAGATCGCGGCGTATCATGTCCTCAAGGAACTGTTATTGAATTTTATAATGAATCAATTGCAGATTTGTTACAATCAGTTTGGACTGATAATAATATTGATGGAACATATCCACTTGGTTCTGAAATTCGTCAATCGTATGGCATGACACCAAATTGCAGTAATGCTATTGTTACTGGTAATTTTATTCGCAATAGTACTTTTGCAATCCAACCGAATCAACAGGGTTGTATCGGCTATGGAACAAATTATTTATTTGCAAATAACGCATCAATAAAATCAGCATATCCCAATACTGGATACTGGAATTCTCCAAGAACAAGTTATGGTGGAGCGCATATTTCTTTATTTAATTGCAATAACGCAATTATTGCTGGTAATAGATTAATTACAATTGATCCATATGATCCAACTCAAGATGGTTTCCCATCTGATTCTTCTTTTGGAAATTATGCAATTACATTGGATTATTGTGGAATAGGTGGAATTACAATTGAAAATAATCATTGTGTAATTGAAAATCCAAAAACTGGGAATGGATATGCCGCCATCACTATTGGTTCATTCAATCCAATTGTAAAAAATAACTACATTGATGGATTTACATTTATTACATCATTTGGAGGTGCTGGAGCAAATCCAAATTCAGCGACTGGTCAAACATTGCTTTCTGATAATATATTCACTGGAAAAGAATTATTTAAACCAGAATTTGGACAGAGTTACCCATCATATATAAAAGATATGCTTTTTACAATCTATCCAACTCAAGTTGGTTGGTATAAATTGTATAGTGCTAACAATTCATGGACGGGAGGTGTTGGGATTGTAATCAAAACTCCAAGCAGACAAATAACTGGAACTGCAAATACATGGGATGGTCAAAAAACTGTTTTAGAATTAGCATGGCAAGGGAATCCTTATGTTGATGGTTTGAATATTGCTACAATAAATCAAATTTCGCATAACGAAGGCATTCAAGGAATGCCAATTACAAAATGTGCAATTCGACCATATGAAATTTATGGTGGAGGAGGAGCAGCAATTTCATTTTATGTGTCAAAAGTATTGGTTTCATATCCAATATTTATCTATGATCGTGCTGGTGGTGGGTCTGGCGCAAGTGCATTAGCAGTATTCACAAATGGAGTTATTACAAGCATCACTGGACTTACAGGGGGAACTGGATATACATCTGATACAAGGTGCATAATCAGTCCTTGGTTGACAGAATATATTACTTTAGCTGAAACAAATGGTTCTGGCGCAATTTTGACACCTGTAATAAGCGGAGGAGTAATTCAATCGATTACAATTACAAATGGTGGTTCTGGATATGCTTATCCAATCCAAATTCTTGTAAAAGAAGAAATGGCAATGACTCTTTCTGTTAATGCTGAAAGCGATTTAGTATTTTCTGCTCAAAAAATTATTCCAGCAACAGGAGCTGGAAATGATGTTATACCAACTGAATCTAATTCTTGCATGATAACACTTGCAAGAGGAACTAAATGCGTTACCAAATCAAATGCAATGCAAGCGGCAGGTGCAAAAACTGGTGTAGGCACAATTGCTATTGCCAGCGGAGTTCCTTCATCGACTCCTGATTTTATTGGACAAGAACAACTCGACACCGCAACAAACAAATTCTACAAAGCAAAAGGAACCGCATCATCTGCTGACTGGATAGCTTTAAACTAAAAATATGGAAAATACAACGCTTGAAACAATTGAAGAAGAAAAACCTGTTATCTCTCCAGAAGAGGCTGAAAGGTTAAAAAAAGCTCAAAGGTATCACGAAATATCAAAAGACTTGATGCTTAAACTGTATATGCAGAAACCAGAAGATAAATAATTTTTAAAATTATGTACATGAAAAAAAAATATGATCTCCCAGAAGGTTTTGTTGACCTGTCTGAAGAGATTGAACCAATTTCCATGTCGTTTTCTAAACCTGAAATGGAAGAAGAAGAAGACGATGAAGGAGAGAAGGAATATAGCTATCCTTCACTTTACTTCAGGAACGCTGAAGGTCTTAAAGACCTACCTAAAGAAGGCACTGCTACCATTTATTTTAAGAAAACGATGGAGCGTACAGAGACAATTACTCGCAACGGAAAAACAGAAAAAAACCATTGCGTGGAATTGTGCATCTGTGGTATTAAGACTCCAAAATCAACAGCACCAATGAAAATAGATGCTGAAGATGATATCGAGAACGGACTAAACGAAGCTGAAATGGAAGAAGATTAAAATTATGGCAATGAACCCAGATGATATGATGGCAGAAATGCCTGCACCCGAAATGCAACCTGACATGATGACTCCTCCTGAAGGCGAAGTCACCATGACAATTAATAAGGCAGATTTTGACAATCTTAATAGCCTTGTTCAGGAACTCGCTTCTGCACTCTCTGCCATGTCATCCTCTGTGGATATGCAGGCGGCAGCAGGAGTAGAAGAAGCAGCACCAAAGGCTGAAGAGGCGGCAGACATGGCAGACCTCGATATGTTCGCAAAAGAACTCTCTGCTCGTACCCGTGCTTAATTATGTTCGTCTCTCAAATTTTCGAGGAATGTGCGGAAATTTTAGGAACGACAAATAGCGAAAAAGTCTTCCGAAAGATTTCGCAAGCAGTCCAGACTTTGATGGAGTCTGGGCATTGGTCGCATTCGACTGCCGAGGTCGATATCTGCACTGGATGGGATGGATGCAGTGTAACGCTTCCACGGGGCGTGGATACGCCTCTGGCGATTAATGTGGACGGCAGTCCCGTGTACTTCCGCAATAGGCTATTCCAGTACCATGTAAACAAAGGAGGAATGTTCTCACCTGTTCAGTGGGCATGGGATGACCGAGGATTTACTGCAACGGCAATGGAAATTATTCAACCATCGCAACTCGTCGCGATTGCCGAGGTTGAAAACGATGTGGGCAAAGTCATTCGCGTTCTGGGAACCAATGACGGCAATGTGCCGCTCCGTAGCCAACTCGAAAACGGCACGGGAGTGGATGGTGTACTTATTCCAATTAATTCCAAGAATGACTATCCGCTCGGAGTTATTTTGCCGCCTGACCAGACCATAGAGACTCGCAGTGTTGCTATCGACCCGCTCACTCGCTTTACAACGGCAACTCCGCACCAATTGACCTCTGGGCAGGGATTCAATATCGCTTCCTTCACTGGAACGATTCCTGTGCCATTGTCAAGCGGACAGGTGGTTTATATCGGCGTAATCGATGCTGTAACAATTCAGCTATTCTCTGACCAGAACAACGCGAAGAATGGCAATTTTCCAATCAAACTACAAAGCATTATTCAGGCTTTAGGGCAAACTGGAACGCTAACAATTAAGGACAGCAAGCCAAGCAATGTTGTTACCGCATTAAGGTTCCCTCCATTGCCTGCAAACGAACCAAGTTTGCCGATTACTACTGCGAATCCTGTGGCATTCCCAGAACAAACATTGCCGCCTCCACTTCTTGCAAAAGTGACATACTTTGCGAATTTGATCGACCCTAAAAATCTCCAGATTTTTACTTCTTTTCAAGACGCGCAAAACAATGTCAACCCAGTTTATACAACTGGCAGCACTAATCCGATTGACATCGACATTCGCAAAGAGATTTTGCCAGAGTCAAAATTGACATTTGCTATCCAGCACTTTTACAAACAGGGAGATCAGGTGCAAGCCTACACTGCTGGCGGCACATTGCCAAATCCGTTGATTGCAAACCAGAATTATTTCGTCAATGTCATCAACGAATTTACGATTACCCTGCATGAATCACAGGCAGATGCAGTCGCATCAACTCCGACAAATCCAATCAATCCGATTAAACTTATTGATGCAGGAGTTGGATCAAATTTCATTGTTAAATTAATTGCTTCTACATATCGATCTGGAGAATTGTCTCAAATATCTGCACCCGGACTTAATATTGATACCCCAACTGGTTCTGGAGCGCAATTTGAAGCAGTCGTCACTGGTTCCGTACGATCTGTCACAATATCAAACCAAGGTGCTTCTTATTTTACAGTGCCTCAAGTAACATTTAGCGCACCTCCTGAACCTCCATTTGGTTCTGGTCAGCAAGCAGTAACTGCAACTGGGTATGCAATTATTAATACTGTATCTAATAAATTAGAGCAGATTATTATTACTAACCCCGGCCTTGGGTACACTTCTGCTCCATCGATTACAATTGATCCTCCGGGGCAACCAGCAATTAGCGTTCTTACAATAACTTCAAATGCTACTACAGCAACAGTAACAACAAGTTCAGCACATGGATTTGCAACTGGCAATAGCATAGTTATTAATGGTTCAGATGTTTTGGAATACAATGGAACTAAAACTATTACAGTTCCATCTGGTAGCACAACAACATTTACTTTTGGAGTTGGGTCTGCTCAAAGTCCAAATACAGACCCAGATGTAACTGCAACCAAAATATTTAATACTCCAGCATCTGCGACTTCAACAATTCAAACATCATTTGTTTCGTATTTCAAAAAAATCTCTGGTGGATCAAATTATACTCAATCTCCTCAAATTGAAATATCAGGAGGAGGAGGTTCTGGAGCAACAGCACAAGGTGTTGTAAATAATTCTATTTTACCACTTGAAGAAATAATTGTTTCAGGAACAACTGCTACTGCCAAAACATATTCACCGCATGGTTTTACAAAAAACCAAATCGTTACAATTAAAAATGCTTCTCCGCAATTGTATAACACTGATTGGACAATTACCAGTGTTTTGATGTTGCCAAATAAAACAATTTCTTCGATTTCGCGAGTAGGAACATTAGCTACAGCAACAACAAGTCAACCACATAGTTATTCTACTGGACAAAGAGTTACTATTGAAAATGCATTAACATCTGGAAGTGTTCCTATACCGCAATACAATCAAACATTTACAATTTCAGTTATAAATTCAACGCAATTTCAATTTACAGTTAATTTTGTTGCTCCAAATGCAGCATCAGCAACCTGTACAACTCCAGACCCTGCTGGCAAAGAATTTACATTTAATGTTAATTCTGGAACTGCAAGCGCAACTACACCGGGCGATGTATTTTCTGGAGAAGTTGTTGCTGTTAATGTTATAACTTCAGGAACTGGATATACATCATCGCCAACAACAATAATTACTCCATCAACTGGTGTATTTATTGAATTTTCATCAACTGGGGCATTGCCTGCACCACTTGTTTCTGGAGTTGCATATCGTGCTGAAACTCCTCTTGATACAACAAATGGTGTATTTACGATTAAAAATGCTGACTTCTCAAAGGTAAATATTACAGGTGGTGGTAGTGGAACATTTTATACAGTTCTTTCCCGTTCATTCGGAGTTGATTTTACTGATCGTTGGTTAGGTGATTTCTCAAGCCTATCAACTGGAAATGCAATATATTTTGGCACTGATTTTATTCTTCCAACGACCACACCATCAATAAGTCCTACAATACCAAGATATTTAAATATAATTACATCTGGAGTCGCAAGGGTTTACGAAACTGAAGCGAATGCTATTGCTGGAGGAACTACTGGGCTTATTCAAGTTGTATCATTTGGCGTTGGGCAAACATATTACGGACGCAGGTATAGCGTATCTCCGTTGCCATATAACAATTTGATTGAGCCAGATAGCGTTGTTAACCTGAAAGATGACCAAATAGTTAAATTTTCTACATCAGGAACAATGCCAAGTGGGTTGTCAGCAAATACTCCTTATACAATTAAATTGTTTGGTGATAATGTAAAAGCATACAGTGCGACAACTCCTTTTGCAGAAATTGCTCTTGGCAGTGCTGGCACTGGAAAATTAAGCCTTGATATCGAGCGTATAATTACTCCATCAAAATCAACTCAAATTTACTGCGAGCGTTCGCTTTTTGAGACTGGTCAGGCAATCAATGTGAGAGCAGTCGAAGGCGACTCATTGCCAAATCCGTTGGTTGCAACAACGACATATTTTGTGCGTCGAATCGATGAGAATAATTTCGAGCTTTACGGCACGGCAGCACAAGCAAAAGCCACCGCAACTACAGGCAGAATTGAGTTTCAGACTTCTGGCGACTCCGTAGATTCCACATTCTTCATCGATGCGGCAGATGAGAGAATCTTGGTCAAAACTATTTCGCAAATTGAAAAACCGCTTACAGATGGTTTTGTTTTGCTCTACGCATGGGACTATGGACGCTCAAATGACATGACTTTGATTGGTCGCTACCATCCATCCGAGGTCAATCCGCAGTATCGCAGGCTCCGCATTGGTCAAAAATGTGCATGGGTGCGGTTGGCGTACAGAATGTCGCCTCCATTCATAACTTCGGTGTACGATTACATCCCTGTTGAGCATGAACGCGCAATTATCGCGGCAGTTCATGCTTGCGATATGGAGGATAAAGATTTCGCGGATCAGGCGACTCGATACTGGGGCATTGCGTTTAATTACCTTCGCAATCAACAAGAGTACATCGATGGACACGCAATGGTTCCACCGCAAATTAATAATGTCACTTTTGGGGATGGTACTGATCCTGTTATTTTCTAATGAAAAGCGAACAAATCTCATCTGGTAGATTGGTTAAAGCCACATCTGGGTGGTTTGCTGGCGTTAACTCTGTACGCAACCCGTGGGCATTGTCAGAGAACCAGTTCAAGTGGGGGGTGAATGTTCAAGTAAGGGGTGGCATCGTTCAAACGAGACCCGGCCAAGCAATGCGGTTGTCTCTGCCTGCTGGCAACTTTCAGGGTGGGATTTTTTTTGCTGCGAACAAGCAAAAGGAGTCTGCGAAAATTGAAGTCATAAATGGTCGCACGATTACTACTCCTGCAAAAATTTTTAATCCTGAAGGCGAAGGTGTAATTGCCGAAGAATTGCCGTTCATGGTCTTTGCAGTTAACGGATCGGTCTATTATGCGCCTTTTCCATTAACGCAACCGAAAGACTGGTCGCAATACAGACTTGCAAACATTTCACTTGATCCAGAAGTTGATCAATTTGTTTTCTGTCTCGCTACGCAATCGGCAAATCTATCGACTGGCAAAGACGAAATTGTGACTCCTTCCCACAGGTCAGTTTTTATTCAAGACGGGGTATCTGCGCCTGCTTATTGGGATGGTTCAAACAAGACTGGAACACAAACGGCATCTATCCCGACTGGCTATTGGATGGCATTTAGTGGGAATAGACTCTGGGTGGCAGATAAAAACATTGTGCTGGCGAGTGACCTCGGAGACCCAACATCATGGCAAGAGCGCAAATCAGGTGCTGGAAGAGGTGATTTTGCTTTCAGCCGATCAATTACAGGGATGGTGAGTTTTGTGGGGCAAGATACTGCAACTCGGCTTATTGTTTTTACTGATCGGTCTACATTTTCACTTGCCAGTGGAATTCTGGATCGCTCGCAGTGGACATCGACTCCGAATTTTCAAAACACACTATACCCTACTGTTGGATGTATTGCTGGTAAAAGCATCACTTTTTTAGCAGGACAGATGTGGTGGTATTCGCAGGGTGGATTGCTCGCAGCAGATGTCGCGGCAGCATCGTATTTGTCATCACAAGTTATTTTTAAAGATGTTGAAATGGCAAGAACAAAACAATTTTTGTCAAACAATACAATAGGCATCTGCGCCACTTCATTTGAAAATTATCTTCTGGTTAGCGTTCCATACCTCGAAAAACTGAACTCACAAACAATGGTTCTGGACTATGCTGCTGCGTCAGAATGGTCGCAGTCTCGCGTTCCTGCATGGTGCGGTGTATGGACAGGCACTCGACCAGTAGAATGGACGACAGGCACGAT